GCCGTCGTCAAGGATTGCCTGTAGGCGGGCTTTCAACCGCTCAAGTCCTTTGAGCGTGTGAAACATGTCAGAGCGTCCGCTATAGTCAGTATGTGCTGACATACGCCACTCTTCAAAAATATCTTTTTCCACTGCGGCAAATGCCTCCTTGAGAATGTCATCCTCAAGAAGGCGCTTTGCGTGGTTAGCTTTTGTTATGGGGTCCATTAGATCAACGGCTCATATCTAGGGTTGGTCATCATCGCGGGCTGGGCTTGGGGGACGGCCATAATAGGCTGTGCTTGAGGGGCAGCGCCCGCAGAGAGAAGGCCGTAGCCCGGCTGGAAGAACATAGCTTCTGGGCCGAAACCGTACCGCTCGTAATCTATGATGTTTGGATTGGCGCGCATATCTCGGCCTGTGCCAAAACCTACGCCTGTACCGAACGGGGAAACATACGGCGTTGTGGGGCCGGTGTCGCCGCCGCCTGCCAAAAGGTTTTTCAGAAGGTCGGCTCCGATACCACCAATGGATATAAGTTGGGGTAGGGTTAGACCAGTGCCGAGAACGTCTTTAAAATCAAACTTATTGTCCGATGGCTGCCCATCTGTAAGCGCGGGGTCAGGGGTCATCGGGGCGAGTATGGACGGTAAGCCCGCAAGGGCTGATCCCAAACCGGGGCCTTGCGTGACAGTGGGCACGCTGCCTGTTACTACAATTTCTTGTGAAGGGGTGGTCTCTGTCGGCGCAGGTTCCGATGGTAGGGGTTCTGGCAATACGCTCTTTGGCAGAAACTCCGTAGCGATAGGTTCAAACACGCCAGCCAACACGCCGCCGTAGTTTGGAACTGCTGGCACAGCCCTAGTCCCGCTGACGACGATAGGTTCAACAGCGGCTTCGGCAGGTGGTTGTACAGGTTCTTGTACAGGTTGCTCCGCAAACTTCTCGGCTGGCGTCTTGTAACCAGTGATTTCGCTCAAGCCCGCTTGCCCAAGGAGGTTACCGACTGTTGAGCCAAAAATACTTGGCGCTGCACTTCTCGCTGCCGTTACAACGATGTCGCCCGCAGAAGAGCCAAGAGCCGAGCCAGCGGTAGTTCCAGCGGTAGTTCCGGCGGTTGTTCCGGCGGTTGTTCCGGCGGTAGTTCCGGGTGTAGCTGGGCCGAACACTTGGCCGCCAACATACGCCGTGCCTCCAGCAAGGGCCGCCCGCTTCAAAGCATCTTCAAGATCACGGCCCTGTAGGGCACTTGAGGCGGCGGAGCCAAGAGCCGCGCCAATAACCGGGCCAACGCCGGGAATGAATGACGCGGCAAACGGAAGAACAGTATCAGCTAAGAAACCAAGACCACTTTGCGACGGGGCTGCACGGGCGACGTCAATGTAACGGTTTGGGCCCACGCGGCCATCGACTATTGTGTTTTCGCCTTTTTGTATTTTAAAGTTAGCGTTTTTCCCAAGGTCATCACTGAGGCTTTGAGCCACGGCAACCGCTCTCTTCGCGCCTTCAACGCCAACCCCAGTGAAGATGACATTACCTTTACCGTCCACAACTCGAACCTCTTGTTCGTCGTAGACGCTGAATGTGTTATCTTTTCCAAACGAAAGCCCTTTTTTACCAGCGTATGGGCCGACAATAGACGTTCCGGGGGGTGGCGTGTTCGCCGCAATCCTGCGGGCGTATTGGTCCTCCTGCGTCATCGGCTGTTGCTCTGCGGCAGGGGCCGCAGCAGGGGCCGCAGCAGGGGCCATCATGCCACCGTCGAGAAGGCCGTAGCCACCGTCCATGATTGGTGCGGCGTCATACATCATGCGCCCGCCGTAGCGTGGCTCCGCAAGGGACTGATACATGGTTGGAAGTAACGCCATTACATCATTCCTTCGGGTGGCATCTCAGGTTGCATCTGTGCTTGTTGGACGGCCTGCGCCATCTGTGCGTTCTGCACGGCCTGTTGAGCCTGCACCGCCGCACGATCCATCTCGCCTTGTTGCTTGAGAAGTTCACGGTCACGCTGCATCATGGCTTCGATGTTGGCTACGTTGACTTGCGCTCCGTACTTGGCTTCAAGTTCAGCCGCCTTGATCATTAGGTCGGCATCGAGTTTGTCGCGCTCACGGTCGTCCTTGCGCAGCATCTCTTCACGCTGCAACTCAAGTTCGGCTGCCTTCTTCTGGATGTCAGCGCGGATCGCTTCCATCTGAACCTGAGACAGCATCTCTTCTGGCGTCGGCTGCGGTGGCGCAGGCGGGGGCGGAGGCGGCATCATGGCTGGGTCTTTGAAGAACACAGTCGGGTCTTTGTATCCAGCCAGCGCCATCATCTGCGCCAGCGTATTGTAGTAGCCCTGCATGTCAACCAATGGAGCGCCCATCTGCATGAGCATCTCTTGCTTGGCGGCAACTTGGCCTAAGAAAGCCATCTTCTCTTCGTTGCTGCCAGTGCCGAGAGCCACGTTCACCACGACATCCATGTTCGCGTCCCACACACGCGGGTCAATCGGAACGAATGTGTTGCGCAAACGCACCATGCGCGGTGCGTCTTGGTTCTTGGTGATAAGCTGTAACGATTTCTTGAACAGACCCTTCATGCCTGTCTCGGCGAAGATACGGCAGATCAGTTCGATGTGCTGAGCCGCAGCCGAGATCGTGGCTGCAACAGCAGCGCGGGTCGAAGACTGAAGCGCGTTTGCATCCAGACCGGCCGCAGCCTTGGAGATACCTGTGCGGTTCTCGCGCAGTTCGTCCATGTACTGCAACATCGGGAAGGCTTGCTGCCCGACGAACGGCATCGTGAACGGCTGCACCATGCCCGGTGCACGCATACGAATGATGCCGCCGACTTCGGTGTTCATCACGTCTTCGAGATTGACTTGGCCTTCGACTACGCCCGTGCGTGGGTGGATCGACTGCGCCAAGCTGTCCAGCGTGTTGCGCAGGATATTCGACTTGATAAGCTGAATGTCCATCGTCACGTCGGCAATCGACATGCCGAAGAATGTGTGCGGCTCTGGATCAGGGCAGAAGTCTACGAACGGAATAAAGTCGCAGGGTTCGTAGTGAAGTATCTTGTTGGCGGTGCCAGCAACGCAGACGCGGCAGAGTTCCGCGATCCCGTCGCCGTCCATGTCAACATACACATAGCCCTCAATGTAAAGGACTTTGCGAGATGTCGTATCTGTGCGGCCTGTGATCTGAACGAATGCTTGCGGGTTACGGTCGAAGGCTTCGTCGTTGCCTTCGAAGTCATCAAGCGTTTCGTAGCCAAGGTCTTGCACTTCGTCGAAATCATAGCCCATCTTTACAAGATCGGATACGGTAACGTAACGACGGTGGGCTACAAACTCGGCTGTCTCAATGGAGCGCGCACGGCGGTCGATCAAAAACTCTTCTGGCGGTACAGACTGAACGCACAGACGGCCCTTCTCAACTGTACGGACTACTGTACAATCGTAGGTGGCTGGCTGCGTTTGGCCCATCATGCCCATCGGCGTTTCGACCATCATCTCGCCGTAGGTAATCTCTACGTCCTTGACTTCGATATTGACATCGGCCTGAAGGACCGAGAAGGTGGCTTCGTCCAGACCCGTGAAGTAGTGGGTCGTGACATCTTTTTCGGTATCCCACCAGACTTTCATGATACCGTTCTTACGGATCAGCGCGTCCTTAAATGTGGAATAGCATTCGTTGAATAGGTTGTTGTCGCGTGTCAGGCAGTAGTTAACATAATCCGTCGCCTGCTGCGCGCTATCAATATCTTCTGGGCCGTTCGGCGCAAACTCGACGACGTTGTTCGCCGCGAAAAATACTTTCATAATCGACGGCATCATGGCCTGTACAGTATCCCGTACATCCATCGACATTGCCTGCGACCGGCCTTCCTCTTCGTTGCCGAAGGGTTCGCCCTTATAATACTGGCCCGCAAGCGCACGCTCCGGCGAGATCACATCGTCGATATAATCTTGCGCGTCGTCAATCTCGGCGGTGATAATGTTCTGAAGTTCTTCTTCGGATACAGGCTCTTCTACCTGCTCGTCTTCCATTTCAGGCTCTTCAATAGAAACTTCCGTACCGTCGGCAAGTTCCATCGAAGTTTCATTGTACATGTCTTCGCTATCGCCGTTTTCAGAGTTGGTGTTAGGAACCCCAGTATCTTGATACATACCTTGGCTCTTAGCCATCTCCGCCTTGCTCGGCTTACGGTTATTGCGATATGCCATATTTTAGCCTTACTTCTTTTTGGACTTGCCAGCTTCAGACAGAGCAATCGCTATAGCCTGTTTACGCGATTTAGCCAAGGGAGCCTTTGCAGGGCCTTTAGGGTTTACGCCAGCGTGCAAAGTGCCGCGCTTAAATTCGCCCATGACCTTGGCTACCTTCTTGTCGGCCTTAGTTGGCTTCTTCATATCATTTACCTTTCGGCGCATACGCGCCGCGCTCACTCAAATACACGATGGCCCTGTAAAGAATACTGGTGTTTTCTCTCGCGTGGCCTAGCATTAAATTACACATCGAACAAAGTATACCGCGAACATCACCCGTCTCATGGTTGTGATCAACGGCAACTGGTCGCTTTCCCTTATACTCTATTGTATCAGATATTTCTACCTCACAAATAGGGCAAGAAAAATTCTGGTTGGCGAGGAGTGTTTGGTACTCATCGACGCTAAGACCGTATCGGCGTTGGAGATTACGGGTATGGTTGTAGTCTGGCTGGGAGTCTCTGAAGCGGCGTTGGTGTTCACGCACACACGGCTTACAGACGCGTCTTTGAAAATAGAAGTCGTCAATCGGCTTTTCTTCGCCGCATTTCGGACAAGTCTTTGTTTCCACGAGTACGCTCCCTCTGGCCGTCTATAACCTAAAGTTCGCAGAAAAGCAAAAAAAGTGGGGTGGCGGCGCGGTTAGAACGAAATGCAGGAGTTACATCATATCGTTCAGTCGCTATTACCGGCGGCACAGCCTCGCACACCCCATGATGCCCGGCAGGAAGAGGGAGAGAAAAAACCTGCCGAGCAAAACAAATATATCACAACATTATCTTATGTCAAACAATCCCCTTTATATTCCGCCGTAAGGCCCCAGACTTGTTGGCCATTGAATATCCGTGCATGATAGTTGATATATCGGTGGCGAGGCACAGGCACAGAGCGTCTGCCTTATCCGGCGATGAAAGCCCGCGCTTCTTCATGCTCTCCTTACTCTCGACCTGCATCTTGCCCGACGACGTAAAGGTGTAACGCGGAGCCGCCAACTCGGCGAACAACTGCTCGTCCTTCGGTATCTTAACGTCACGGTTCGCCAACCACCCTTTGCACTTGAACCACAACTCGGCGCGTAGGTTGGCGTAAGTCCCTTTCATCGCGGGGCTTTCCGCGACGTTGATCCCACGCGCTGGCAGACCCAATTCGCGCAGACGGTCAAGCACACCCGCCCCCAATCCGATGCTATCGACCAGTATCTCGACTGGCTGCTCCGATGGCGTAAGCGCCTCAAACTCGGCCACGACTGCGCCTGTTAGCTGCATCAGGTCCAGACCTTTCCAAGTCTGTATCTCTTCAACAACCGGGCCGCGTCGCTTAGCGAGGGCGGAAGCATCCGAACCCATACGCGCAACGTCTAGGCCCCAAACGCTTTTTGTGGCGGGGCTAATCTTAATCTCGCGGTTCATGGCGCTGTCAATCAACTCAACGGGGATAACCGTATCTTCTTCACGCGGCGGGAAGTTACCAAGAACGCGAACATGATACGCGGGGCTATCCTCGCCATAGCGCAACTGCATTTCTTTAACGAACGCATCGGACACACGCGGGCTGTCGAGGCAGCTAACATGGAAGGTTTTCCATTCGCCCTTCAGACGATTGTGCGTATCGTAGAATAATCCGGTGTTTCGCGTAGGGTTGCCGAGAAGAAGCGTCGTCGCATTGTGGCCGGACATAGAACCGGACGCAGCTTCATACACACTTTCAGGTATACCGGACGCCTCGTCTGCGACGAGCAATACGTTATCGGCGTGGATACCCTGCAATGCTTCGGGCGTTTCGGCACGGCTTGTTCTGGCGGAGATAAACGCTTCACTGGCTGCGGCCTTCAACTCAATACGGTCGGCCTTGACTTCGATCAGAACCTTCAACACTTCGGGCAGTTCATTCACCCATCGCTTCAGTTCCGCGAACATCGCATCGAACAACTGTGCGGATGTTGGCGCAGTGACAACCACCTTCACCGGATAGCGCGTCAGAAAGTAATGCAGCATGGCC